TTTTCATTTTAATTTAGTAATGCTATAATTAAATAACCTAGATTAAGGAGATTACTGTGTCATTTGAGACATTAAAGATATCTGAACTTAGAAAGATCGCTGAAGATTTCGGCGTAGATACAGAAGCATTAAAGAATAAAAACGATATTGTTGCATCCCTAGCAGACGAAGGTGTTACTTGGGCGGTATATCAAAAAACAATTAAAGACGTAGAGGATGCCAAGGAAGATATTTCTTATGAAGTTCTACCTAAATTTGATCCAAAAGCGGAGCAGCCAGAAAATACTGTTTTAGTTAGAATGACAAGAGCTAACTTCAGGTATGATATTATGGGATTTACCTTTACTAAAGATCACCCATTTGTGGCAATGGACAAAGAAAAGGCACAAGAAATTTTTGACAAGGAGGAGGGTTTTAGATTAGCTAATCCAAAGGAAGTTCAAGAGTTTTATAGCTAACAAAATCCATGTATGGCAGAGATATACAAAAATTCTAACTCACCAATAACTACAAAAATATTTTACGGTGGAGAAATTGTTGACGCAGACGCAAATGTTTTAGTTCAACTATATGACATTACTAGCCCTTCTGCATCTACAGACCCATACAATCCAGGAACCCCAACGGGGACATTATTACAAACAACAAAAGTTGAAACAGACAACGGAACATACAAGCTCAATATACCGTTTGAGTTAACTACTATAGATAGAAAATTTAGGGTTCACTGGATTTATCAATATCAGGGTGAGCCATTAATGCATTACACCTTTCTAGATGTAGTTACTCCATATTGTAGTATTATTGAAGCAATAGAAGATTTAGGTATAGGCTCTGATCCATCAGATCCAAATCATAAAAGCTATCACGAAATGATTATGGCAGAAAAATATGCCAGAAAACTTATTGAAGATTACACTGGGCAAAGCTTTTCATTATATTCTGACAGCCAAACTCTTTATGGGTCTGGATCAGATATACTTCCAACCCCATACAAAATCCACACATTAGAAAAATTATATGCAAACGATATACTTTTATTAGACACTGTTAACAATATAGATAATTTAGGGTATACAATACAGGTTTCAGAATCTGGATTTGGAATAAGAGTAAATAGAAACAGTATCATTGATAATACGGTATATGTTGCAAACGGAATGGTCCCACCCTCTATTGTTGTATCTAGTCAAGGATTTTTTAATAACAATACATCATACAGAGTAGAAGGAAAGTTTGGATGGAATAGAGTTCCAGACGAAGTAGAGCAGGCATGCATACAATTAATTGGACATTTCTTTGATAAAGATAGACACTGGAAAGATCAGTATGTTAAATCAATACAGACGTTTGACTGGAAAATTGACTATAACTCAGACATACATTCTGGCACAGGCTGCGCCTACGCAGACAAGCTTTTATCAGCATATGTTTTAAATCAAATGGTTGTGATCTAAATGTTTTCAGTCATAGACTCAGTTCTGTCTATGAAAATGGATGTGTATAGACAGTCTGATGCACAGAATCCAGATACTGGGGCAATCATAAAAGAGTGGAATTACTATAAAACCCTTGACTGTCACGCTAAAGGCGTAATTAGCAATTCGGCTACTACAAGATCAAGTGACAAGCAAGTCTTTGACAATAGATATTTAAACGATCAGGTTATTCAAATAAGAACATCTGAAAGACTTATTCTTAGAGAAAAAATTACAAATGTTAGGGACAAAAGCGGTAACGTTATTTGGGCAGAAATTAACTTCCCAACAGAAACCCCAACAGTTTTTGAAGTAATAGGAACTACGCCAATAACAGATCCATTTGGAAGAGTGATTGGATATAACTCATCCATGAAGAGATCGGAGAATCAACAAATTGGACTCTAGTAGATTACTCGTACAGGCAGCAAGCAGCCTAGAAAGATTAATGGTTGGAAGCTCAAAAGATGCCTCAATTAAAGATAGCAATGTAGCGCAAATATCTGCAGCAATATACTATCAGGCTAACGTCATTGCTAAGTTAACAGAAAGCAAGCAGTTTAAAGATAAATTTAAGTCCGTTATATTTGCACAAATTTTAAAAGACTTTGGAAATTATGTAGACGCACAGGCTAGAGTAAAGCCTAAATCCCTTCATCATATGTATGAGTGGAAAAAGGCTGGAAACGAAAAGGCAAGACTATTTAATTTAAGAATGATGGATGGAGAAGGAGTTTCATTTAAAATATCTTACGAGTATAAAATGTCTAAATCCTTTGTCCCTGCACCAGAAGGAAGAAGAAGACACGTATTTGCAAATAAAGCATCTGTGATGGAGGCTGGAATGCCCCTAATAATTGCTCCACGCCATTCTGAGAGGCTTGTATTCGATTCTAATGGTCAGACTATCTTTATGCCCAAAGGGGCCTCAGTGGTCGTTAAAAGGCCTGGAGGAAGCGGTGTAAAAAATCAGTTTACTTTAAAATATAGCATATTCTTTAGGAGCCAATTGGTTAATCAATCTATTAAGGCTTCAGGATTCCAAAGACTATTTAATTCATCATTGACAAAAGCAATGCGACTTCCAGCACCAATTAAAAAAGTTCAATATTCATTTTCAGCAAATACAATTAGATCTATGGCGGACTCAGCAGTTGCCCAATCCTTCGGAGGTGCAATGATATGACACCAGACTATAAACTAGATGCCATGTTTGAGCTAAGAAAATTCCTGTGGAGTAAACTTTTATCTGCTGGAATATTTGATAACGAGGAATACTATAGTGATAATTTAGCAGAAACAATTGTTCCAATAATTCCAGTACAGCAGGCACCAGAAATGAACCAGTTTTTGAGCGGAAAGAAACATATAGTTTATGACAAGATAGGAACTTCTTACGAGGATAACTGGATGGTATGCTGCGAGCAGATTCTATTTACTATATACTCAACAGACTTTTCAGAAATTAATGAGATTAGAAACTTCATGATGGACGAGTTTAGAAGAATGGATGATTCTGCTAGAGACGTAAATAGGTATTCTGGACTATCTGATAAATTTAAATTTTATAGTATATTCATAGCAGACATATCCCCAACAGAGCCTTCTCAAGAACTACAAGGATTTTTGTCTACAGACGTCATTTTGGAAGTAAAATATTCACGAATGGTAGACCCAGTAGGCCGATTTTTATAATTTGCCTTATAGCCTATTATGGCCTAAAATTGGACTAGAGGAAAGAGCCTAGCCAGCAAACAAAATTTTTAGAAACCACAGGAGGTGGAAATAAATATGGCAATTCAAAATACAGGTAATGCCCGCAATATTCTTGTAGGAGCATCACCACTATTCTTAACAGTTGAGGATTCAACAGTTGATGGATACATTGAAGACATGGAAGCAGGATCTGCTAACGCAGGAACGCTTTCACGTAATACAAAGGTACCAGCGTTTATCTCATCAGAGTCTTACACAACTACATTAAACGCAGTTGATGTAGCACCTGGAGTAAATGGAGCAGCTTATCGTAACGTAGGTTACACAAATAACGGTCTTCAAATTACTTACAATCCAACATATGATTCAGTAACAGTAGATCAGTTGTTAGATACAGCAAAGCTTTTCAAGTCTGCGATGGAAGTTATGATCGCAACAGAAATGTCTGAAGGAACACTAGAAAACGTTCTAGTTGTATTCGGACAGAAAGCCGATACATTAAATGCAGGAGTTCTAGGACTAGAGGCAGGTGCACTTGGTGCAGCCCCTACAGAGCGTCAATTAATTGCAGTTGGACAAGCTCCAACCACAGCAGCTAATTCAAACACAGAGCGTGTATATTATGCACGTCGTGTTTTATCCGTTCAGCAATCACAGTTCTCTCTATCACGCAGCACACCAACAACATTCCCAGTAACTTTCCGTCTGTTGCCATCAGGTAGCTCAAGCTACGTTGGCTCAGAATACGGTAAGATTATTGACCGTGTAATCGCATAATAATTTAATTAAATTATTAACGAAAGCCCTCAGAAATGAGGGCTTTCTGCTTGTATTAGTAAATCAAGTTTAGTATAATGATTAGGACTATCCAAGGAGGATATAAATTGGCTACAACCGTATACGACGTAGAAGAAATCACCTTACAGAATGGTGACAAAGTTAGACTGAAGCCCTTAACAATTAAGGCGCTAAGAAAATTTATGGCGGCTATCGCAAAGACAGCAGAATCCAAAACAGAAGATGAAACACTAACAATTCTAATTGATGCATGTGCCGTTGCTATAGAACTACAACTACCAGAGCTAGCAAATAACAGAGAAGCATTAGAGTCAGCATTAGACATGCCGACGATTAATCGCATCCTTGAAGTTTGTGGAGGAATTAAACTAGACGACCCAAACCTGGGAGCGGCAGCAGTTCTTCCTGGTCAGAACTCGATCTAGCCGCTCTCGAAGGAGAAGTTTTTCTTTTAGGTAATTGGAAAAATTACGAAGAACTAGAAGAAAATATTTCTATGCCAGAGCTTATACAGACTTTTAAATCTATGCAAAAAACTGAAGAAGAGAAAAGAAAATTTCTAGCATCTCTTCAGGGCATAAATTTAAATGAAGAAATACAAGAAGAAGGTCCTTCCTTCGAAGATGTACGAAAGAGAGCACTTGGAATAGAGACATCAGCAGATGATGTTGTTTCTTTACAAGGTCCTTATGCAGCGGAAGCTGGTTTCGGAATCGGAGCAGGTTTAGGATACTCTAAGGAGTAATATAGTTAAATGGCCGACGAACAAATAGTCACCAATATAGTCGCAACCTCCGACTTTTCAAATCTTATTACAGATCTTAATAAGGTTTCTTCGGCATTAACAAAATTACAGGATAAGCTTCAGGCAACAAATAAAACATTAGCTGCACAGGTTGCAGTAATGAACAGATCGTTCGCAGATACCATAAGAAGTACTGGTCAATTCTCTACACACTTTGTTAGCTTAACATCTGATGTAGACAAGTTTGGACAGCAATTAGACAGAGGCCAGATGAAACTTGGCCAGTTCTTCAGGGTATATGCTCAGCATGCTAAATCAAACGGCGGGTTAATTAGAGACCTAGCAAAACAACAAGTACAATTACAGAACTCAGTATTGCAACCACTAGGCAAAAATGCTGAAGGTCTAATGCAATACAATGTTCATATTCCAAGAGGAATTGATGTAGTAAAGAATAAGACAGCAATTGCAAGACAAGAACTTCAGATTATGAATAAGGTTGTTCAAGAAGGTGCGGGACAATTAATTAACTGGGGTAAAAATACACAGTGGGCAGGACGTCAGTTAACAGTAGGTCTGACGGTTCCAATGGCTGCATTTGGTAAAGCATCAGCAGATGCATTTAGAACAGCTGATGAGCAACTAGTTAGATTAACAAAGGTTTACGGAGGAATATCTCAAACATCTGCCTCAGAATTATTAAAAGTAAGAAAAGATGTAATAGAAACTGCTAGACAAATTTCAAAATCAATGGGTGCAAGTTTTAACGAAACCATTGGTCTTGCAGCAGATATTGCGGCAACTGGAAAGACAGGAAATGAATTACTAAAATCTGTTCAAGAAACAACACGTCTTGCAGTACTTGGTGAAGTAGATAGACAAGAAGCTATGAAGGCTACCCTGGCAATTCAAACAGCTTTTAAATCTAATACCGAAGAATTGGCAAATTCAATTAACTTCCTTAACGCAGTTGAAAACCAGACATCAACTACGCTAAACGATTTAGTAGAGGCAATTCCAAAAGCTGGTCCAATTGTTAAAGGACTAGGTGGAGACGTAAAAGACCTTGCTCTTTATCTTACAGCAATGCGTGAAGGTGGAATTAACGCATCTGAAGGCGCTAACGCATTAAAGTCTGGTCTAGCATCTTTAATTAATCCAACAAAGGTTGCAACAGGAATGTTTGCTGGTTTTGGCATAGACTTAAAAAATATAGTACTAAAAAATGCTGGCGATACAACAGCTACTATTTTAGAATTGCAAGCAGCCTTAGAAACATTAAATCCTTTACAGAAACAACAGGCCCTAGAACAGCTATTCGGTAAGTTCCAATTTGCACGTATGAATGCATTATTTGAAAATCTTGGAAAACAAGGAAGCCAGACTTTACAGGTATTAGATTTAATGAAAGCAAGCACTCAAGAATTAGGTAATTTAGCTGATCGAGAATTATCACAGGTTACAGAGTCAGCTTCTGGTAGATATCGTAGAGCGCTAGAAGGACTTAAGGCAGATTTGGCTGCAATTGGAGATCAGTTTTTAGACATTAATACAAAACTTATTAATTTTATAGATGGAATATTAAAGTTTGTTCAAAGGCTTCCAGACCCAATAAAGAAAATACTTGGATTCTTAGGTATGTTTACAGCAGCGGCAGGACCTTTAATTATGTTAACTGGTGTTCTCGGTAACTTCTTTGGATACATAATCAAGGGTGTATCTCATATGAGAGCATTGTTTAAAGGTGGAGAAGGATGGAAACTATTAACTCCAGAAATTCTTGCGGCACAAAAAGCAGGAGCTTTAGTAGAACAAACATTTTATAGCGATGCAAAAGCCGCAGCAATATTAAAACAAGCAATTGCTGGTTTATCAGGAGAGTTTGATGTATTAAGAGAAAAGGCAAAATCAGCATCTGCCGCTACTTCTGTGGCAGTAAATCCAGGAGTTAGCACGGTTGCTGGAAATGTGATTCTTTCTGGTGGCCCAAGAGTTGTAGATTCTAGACACCCATTAGTTGGAAAGGTTGATACAAGAGCTGCGGCACATCATAATCCAAGAGGAATGATGACGCAGGCACAAAGAGATGCACAGACAATTCACTCAGTAACACCAGGATCAATTGATGTAAATCAAAAAATTGGTACAACTCCTCAAATGTTTATGACTGGAGACCTTCCAAAAATTGAAGGGCTTACAGCAGTAAAAGGAGTATCAACTGGGATAGTTGCAGGAGAAGCAGCTAAGTGGCATGCTCTTATGGGATCACTTGCTATGTTGACTAAGAAAGAAGTTGCAACATTAAAGAAAGAAATTGCAAGAACTGGAACTTTTAGCACAGACATAAGTCAGTCATTTGGACAACTTCTTCCAGTAATGACAGACATTACAAATAATGCTGCAAGAAGATCGGCTCAAATAGTTGCACAACTTCAATCTGGAAAAATTACTTTAGACGCAGCTCGTTCAAAAATTATTGCATTAAATGCAGAAATAGAAGCAATGATGGCGCAAGCAACAACACAGGTTGCAACTGGTCTAGGAAGAACAGCATCATTAACACAAACACCGTTAACTGGACAACCTATTGTAAGCCCTACAGGAAAATCAAACATTAAAGAAATTTTTAGAGCTGGAAGAAAAGGCAAGGCAGTAATTGACACTATTGCCAGAACCCTTGGAATTAGAACTTATGGAGCTGGATATTCAATAGAAACAACCATACCTAAAAAAATGGCTACTGGTGGAATTGTTCCAGGAGTTGGCAATACTGATACATATCCAACAACTCTTCCAGAAGGTGCGTTTGTTGTAAACAAGCAAGCCACTGCACAAAATATGGATATAATAGCTCCAATGCTTGGAATGAATATGGGCGGACAAGTTCCAGTAATGCTTACTCCTGGAGAAGCCGTAATTGATCCTCAAACAGCTAGTGCTAATTTAGGAACACTTTATGCAATTAATGGTCCTGGTGTTGGCGGAAATAAATTAAATTTGGGTGGGGTCATAAAATCCTTATTGTCACGCAAACCAACTCTTTCTGCTGGATCAATAAGCGGAAATCCACAATCGATGTTTTCTTTGTTTGGAATTAAAAGAAAAGGAAAATTTTCAGAATCTGGTAGTTTTGTTGGGCCTCGTGGAGGAGAAATAGTTTCAGTTTCTGCCAAGCCAGCCACAGCAACTTATGGTGCAGCCCTTGCTAAAATGCCAATCAATCCAGATACTGGAAAACCACATACGCTTGCATCATTAAATGGAGCAATGGCAAGACGTGGTTTAAAGGGAGACGAAATTAAAGCGTATCTAGCAACTCTCGGATACATGTCTCAAGGTGGTCCATTAGTAGGAACAACAACTCAACTTTTAAATAAAATTGTAAAAGATCCAAAACTTAAAAATAAAATTCTTCAAGAAATAGATGATAAATTTTATAAAAAAGTGTTAGAGATTAAAAAATCTGGACAAGCATTAACTGATTCAAATAATCCATATCATGATGTTTCAAATGAAGTTTTAAATGCATATTTTGAACCAGGTTCTTTAGAAAGAAGCTACTGGGATCAGTTTAAGGTACAGACATCTGGTTTAAATCCTTTATATCTGTCAGACATAAAAAGAGGAGCTGGGCACAGTAGTTCTGCTGGAGCACAAACTGTATACGTAACCGCACCAGATGGAACACGTATAAAAATAGGCAAGGTTAAAGGATCAGGTAAAGGCACAATGGCCTTCCATTCTTCTAATAAAGACTGGGAATCAGAATATGGATTTAACAATGGTGGAATGGTCCAAGGATATAATGCAGGAGGAATAATCGGCAATGTATTAAAGGGAACAGCATTTAAAAACTTAGGTGCCAGATTTGGCAAAGTAGGAAATAGCTGGGGAGCAACCTCACTTTCTATTGGAATGGGCAAGAAGCTATTTGGAAGCTCAGGACTTACTCCTAAAGCACAAAACTTAATGTATGGAAAGCTCATAGAAAATCTTGAAAAAGAAAGACCATATGGATATGTTACAAATGCTCAAGGACAACTTCAAAGGGCTTTAGAGCCAGATATTGTAGACACACTTCTTAAATCATCTGCATCAGATGTACTTAGTTCAGGTGGTAAAAGCTTAAGTAAAATTGATAGAGAAATATTGCGAACTAAATATGCAAACTGGGACTCAAAATCATGGACTCCATCAACATCTAAAATAAGAAAGCAAATGTTTGGAGCAAATAAAGGCGGCATTATTCCAGGATATAACCGTGGAGGAATGGTTATGCCTAAGTCTATTCCAGTACCTTCTCAAAATGGTAAATATAATATGGGCGGAAAAGTTCAAGGATACAATGCAGGTGGAATGATTGCATCCACACTACTTGGATTGCTTGGATCACAAGGTGGCGCAGCGCTAGGATCTAAGTACGGCGGAGAAACTGGATCAATGATAGGCAGCATGCTAGGGTTTGCAGTCCCAGGAATGTTAATGGCTGGTAGAGGACCTAGAATGGCGAAAGGTTCAGAAGAAGCACAAGGGTTCTATGGAAATAAATTAGATAAATCAATTATAGGTAATACTAAATTTGGTGCGTCTCTTGCAAATACAGCAGCTCAAGGATCTAAGGTTTCTAGAGTTCTTATGGGAATGGCTGGACTATTAACAAAGACTAATTTAATTTTGGCTGGAGTTACAACAGCCGTAGTAGTAGGATATAAGGCTTGGCAGAACCATAAAGAATCACTTAGACTAAATGCATTAAGTTATGGATTAACAGCAGAGGCAGCTCAAAAGGCTGGATTAAAATTTGTTGATTATAATGCTAAAATAAAAGATTCAATTAACAATGTAAAGATGGTTACAGAAAGAAACAAGCTTATGTATGAAAGCATGAAGAGTGCTGGACTACCTATTCAAATGACTATTGAGCAATACAAAAAGTTAAGAAAAGAAGTTAAGTCTACAATGTCAGATTATGTTAAAATGATTGACAGAGCTAAAGACGGAGATCTTGCTTCTATGGCAGAAAGACTAAAGACACAATTTATTGCTGCTGGAATGTCTGCAGATGAAGCAGCAAAGAAGATTTATATAGCCTTTACATTATCCAATAAGGCTGCATCAGCAGCTGTATCAACAGTTGGAAATGCTAACTTTAATAAAATAATTGATGCTCAAACAGCAGCAGTTCAGGCTATGGAATCATTTAATAAAGCAGCGTCATTTGAGAATGCAAAGACACAGGCTACCGCATTAAACACAGCTTTGCAGGCAGTAGATGGAAGTTTAGAAAATATTGTAGCTGAAAGCGAAAAGAAAGCCAAGGCGGATAAAACTGGAAAGACTGAAGTTATCACTAGATACGAAGCTGAAAAGCAAATGCTTAATGGAATTACCTCAAATATTAAGGGGCAGAAAACACTTACTCAAGGATTAATAGATGAGCTAGCAAAACAAAACCCACTGATAAGAGACTTTGCTACTACACAAGACACAGTACTAAGTCTTTGGCAGAAGATGAGATTGGCAGCACAAGGATATACTGGTGACTTAACAATGGGTGCTCAACAAACTAAAGCACTATACACAGTTTATAATAAAGTTGCATCAGCTGTAGAAGCTAAAAATAAAGAAGGTGCGCTAAAATCACAATATGCTAATTTAAATTCTTTACAAGCACAATTAGAAAAAGCTCAAAATGCCGCAAAGGGACAATCTGTACAGCAACAGATTGATTCAAAGAAAGCAATTGACGCTATTGATGATAGAATTAAAAAGATTAAAGAAGAGGCAGACGCTAGACGTAAAGCTCTTTCTCAACAGCAACAAGATGAAGATTCTTTAACTCAAATAAAGAAAAAGCAGTTAGAGTATCAGCAAGCACTAGCTTCTGGAGATATGGCTGCTGCAGCACAGGCTCAATTAGATATACAATCATTAAATAGACAGCAACAGGTAACTCAGGCAACAAGAGCAATTGATAATAAAGAAGCTTCAGATATAGCCAAGTTAGAAAAACAAAGAGACGCTCTATCAAAGAAAGACGAGAATCTTGCTAACAAGGCTGCAAAAGCAGCGGAGTCAATGGGCTCATTAACAGAAAAGATTAGCAAGCAAAAAGAAGCAATTGATACATTTAATTCTGCAGTGACTAATTTACAAGTAGCAATCATTGAAAAGAAAAAAGATATAAGTGGAGAGTCTGCGGCTGTTGTAAAGGCTGGAGAGGCAGCTGGAGTTAAAACAAGTGGATCAGATAAAGTTGGCGTATATGATGGTAGTAGGTTAACATATAGAGAAAAAACTCCACAAGAACGTGCAAAAGATTTTATGCCAAAAGATTTAAGTAAGACTTTGAATACAGATACAGTTTACGTAAATGCAAAAAATCTTATTGATAACGCTGGTACATTTAATAAACCAAAAGATTTTGGTAGAGTTCCTGGGCTAGATCCTAGAGATATCTATAAAACAGCATGGGGTAGAATAGGCCCAAATAGCGCACAGCAACAGGTTGAGGAGTATGCTAGAGCACAAGGAGTTAAGCCTGGACAACAGTTTACACTTGGATCTGGAAACAAAAAAGATAATACATACAAAGATTATCAATTTAGAGTAAGAGAAGACGGAACAGTAGTCCTTGTTAAAAAATTTGCAGCTGGTGGAATGGTTACTAATAGACCACTTGCAATGCCTAAGTTTAATAGAATGGGAATGGGTGGACCAG